CCAGATTACTGTTTTCTATTCTTCAACAGGAGCCCATTTAATTCTTGTGTTGACGAGAAGGGTAAAATATGTGCGCGCGGCGGATCTGCCTGATAGTAGGCCTTAATATATCCGTGCGTTGGGTCTTGGATATCTCGATAGATGTCCTCGACAAACCACACATATTTTCTCTCGCTGAACACAAAGCCCATTGGAGTCACACCCGAGGGATGTTCGTCATGAATAAGTGATTTCCCTGGTACTCGTAATAGAGAGCCAGTGAGAAGAGACGCACCTCGGACATGTGGATAGTCTTTAGTTGGTGACTCGGGGGTTTCATATGAGGAAGAGGAAGACGATGATGATGATGATGAAGATGAAGACGAGGATGATGCTAAATGTTGGGAGCTTGGCACGCTAATACTAGATGTATCGCGTCCGGCATCTTCTTCCTGTCTTCTCACGTCTTCCCATGCTACCATACGTGGACGCTTACGAGAACCAGGAGGCTTCGGCGGCGGGAGAGCTGCACGAGCCATTTCTTGGCTTTCCGTAAATTGTATTTTCTTCTCCAGTTTTTTCAATTTACGTTCGATCTCGTAAGGTTCAGCCCACGTCATCACCTTTTTGGGTGGTGGTAGAGTTTGTCTGACTGCACTGTGTGCCCGAAGGAGGTCAATATCTTTAGTGAATTCCCAACCTTCTTCTTGAGCACGAGTTCTTAATTCCACCTCTTCAAATTCGTCTAAGGCGGTTCGAGGACGACTTGTTGTCGTCTCGGTAGGTGGAGGTGCGTCAGGCAAATCAAACATGGCAGTAGGCTCTTTCTCTCCTTCGACCGTTAGTGTCCAAGCGTTTCGGAGAGCGAGCTTCCTCGCATATGATGGGTCAATCGCGGGTTGAGCTGCAAGACTTTCTGTGATGGCGGGCGTTTCCGTTTTATTTCGGAGCGACGACCGGAGTGGTTTTGCACTGTCTTGCTTTTTATCAGGGGGGGTGTGAGTAATACCCTCTTGAGCGAATTTTACCTCCCGTCTTTCGAAAGATTTTTCCTCAAAAGAAATACGTTTTCTTTCGAAAGGATCGGTATATCGGGAGGAGGCAAGATCCGTTTGAGGAACGGCAACTGTTTCCTGTAGAGGGATACCTCTAGGTCGGAGCGAATCTATAAGTTTTTGAGCATGTGCACCTTGTAAGCGTGTAGTTACCACTGGTTTCGCGTATGTCATCGCCTTTTCTAAGGTCATTGGACTACGACCAGTGTTGCTCGCGGTGCTTGCTAACCTAGAGATGTATCCCTGGAGCTTTTCAGAGACAACTCGGATGGATGGTTTCCACACCTCTGTGGAATTCATAGTTACATTAAATCGAGATTGGACGATGGTTAAAGCAGTTACTTCGCGTTTAACATCGTCCAACAGAGGTGCTTGTGGATGGTTCGCCGCAGGTAATGCGAGAACTTGCTGTGTATTTTGATGTAATAAGTTACGTACAGCAAGACTATGTCGCGACGATCTCCATATCTCCGAGAGTTCTTCACGGTGTTCTTCGAATTTATTTTGTTCATAAGACGCAATCCGTGAAGCAGCTAACCTATACTTTAGACCAGGTTGCCTTATTGGTAGGGCACCACCTCCGCCGAGAACGTGTGGCCAGTGGACTCTTAGTCCTGCTCTCTTCAATCGACATAAGGTCATTCCGTGCCAATCATAGAAGAGACAGGTTAGTCTTTTTCTGCGCCACTCGCTCGTCGTCTGAAAATATGTCTGATTCATTGCAGAACATACTGTGAGTTCTTTTGCTTCTGCAACGTCACGAGGCCGGCCATTTATATCGCAGGATTTTGCAAGGCTTACAATTGATAAGTAAATTCTCTTTTCATTGCAAATCCATCGGCTCGGTAGACGGTCAGACACAGACGCGTCGGAGGCAATTGACGACCATGGTCTTCGATCGGAAGGCGCCATTCCGCTTTCTCGTATAGAAACATATTGCTCCGCAAAGACCCCTCCCGTTTGGGATACAAGTGTCTTCCGGAGATTAATTTTGAGACGAAGTCTCGCGAGATTGCGGCGGTATCTTTGATACCTTTCGATCGACCAAAGTCCTAATAGGTCGTCACCCATTATAACGTAGTCGGTCCAGTCCTTTTTAGAATAGTATTCCGCGCAGAAGGCGTTCAACAGTGATAGGATTGGCCATGTGATACCTAACCCCATGAGTAACCCCCTTTGCGTAACAAAGGTTTTATCTCCATCAAAGAGGGTGAATGGCCCGGACGCCTCATGAAGTAAGCGTCGGGTAGCTTGGGTATAGTTTAAGGCATCACATATGGCATCCACCACGGCAGCTGCTACATCATGAGGGATGTAGTCGCTGGCTTTTGATAAGTCAGCGCTCACGAACCAAAGGTGCCGGGAGACAAATTTAATCTCTCCGAACATTTGTTGCACGGTTCGACCTTGTAAAGGTTCCCTAACTTGTGGCATTGACTTAGCGATGGTGAGGAAGACACGATTGATAGTCCGGAGGTAGGTTACTAATGCTGCATTATGCATTGTTGCAGTGCGGATTTTGTAACCAGCCTCTTGGATACGGACAACGCGCCCATGAGGGCGTATGATTCCGTCGTCTCCCATCCATTGCTTTCGACAGTCAGCCAAGTTTTGCTTGACTACCTTTGCCCAGCGTCTATCCCAGGCGCTATGGTGTTCTCCCATACCCATATGCCGTTCGGCAGTTAGGGTTCGAAAATATTCGTAGGAGCCACCTTTCGATTTAGGTAGTTCAAGGCATGCAGTTGCCATTGTTGACGCCGTCATTTCAGGTTCATGAAGATCGGCATGGAACTTTTGTTCCGCTACCTTTACCTTAGCGATCACGAATTTTTTGAGATCGGCCAGTACTTTTTTCGAAACAGCTGGAGGAGCTTTTGTCATACGCTCCTGATAGCTTTGGCGATCTTTTTCGGTTTCCCAGCGCATTCCTTTGGGAATGGCTCGGGCAAGACCTGCGAAGGTAAGGGCGGCTTGTTTTGTGAAAGCCGTCTTCAATGACCCGCGGAAATACTTTAAAATTGACGGGCTGTGACCGTTAGCTACGGGTTTTTGCCCTGCGAAGATACAGACTGATTGAAAAGCCCATTCTTCGTAGAGCTGGCATAAACCGGGGGACCCACTGCGAACTGCTGTACGCAATAGAAAATCAATCATTTTCCATTGAGCTTGCGCAGCATTTTGATCGCCGTGGGATAAGAAGGTTAGCTGGGGTCCGCTCTTCCTTATAGCGAACATTCGGTGCTTAATAGAAAGGAAATAAGCACCCAGGAAGAGGTTAATGAGGACCTCAACACGTCTCAGCTCCGAATTATTGAATCTAGCCGAGAGGTGTCTAAGTCGAGACACCAGTTGCTTTCTGGGTATTAGTTCTCCCCAGTGGGGACTCGAGGGTCGCCACTTCTTCCATGAGGGAGACACAACTGCTCGCCTACCAAAGATGATTTCGGTGGGGTAGTCTGGATTACTGGTAGAGCTTTGGCTCTGCAGTGTGATACCTAGGGCACGCACAAGGGCGGTGCAGGTTCTTGGAAGTGCTATGCATTTCTTCCACCTGACAACGTTGTTGTCAGAGTGGTGAACTCTGCGAATACCGCGCACGAGGGAGGCAGATTGATTTCTGTAATTTGCCATCGTG